AAACGAGTTAAATGATGGATTATCTGATAATTTAAAGTTTGATTTAAATGAGTTAATAGAATTAGATTAATCTTAAGGGAGCCCTTAGGACTCCCTTAGCTTTCTTAAAGTATCCTCAAGTATCAAAAAATCTAAAGGAGGTTTTTAAGATGAGTTATAAAGGCTGGCATAACAAAGAAACATATTTGGCTTATTTGTATTTGGCTAACGATAGTTATGATTGGGTGTCATATGCTGAGAAAGTGCATTTGCTTGATTTAACATCCGCAATTATAGATGAAATTCGTTCGTTAGTCGATTGGATAGCAAAATATGACGATGATTTATATTGGGAGATTGTAGACTTCTTAGATGCTACAATTGACTGGGAAGAATTAGCTGAGACTTTTCAAGTATTGGCTGATAAACAAGCAAAAGAGCATGAAGAGAAAACTTTTGCTGAGTATCTTATGAGTCTTTCTGAGGAAGAAGAAAAAGAAATATGGGAGGATGAGGAAGACTGAGGAGGGTTTAACCTTCCTCAGTACCTCTTATATCTATATTTTACCTTATGAGGTATTGAAATAACTTAAGGAGGTATGAGGGTATGGTGAAATTTTGGTTGAAATTAGGAACAAATTATGCGTCCATGGAGAAGAGAGAAAACTCTGTGGATGAGCAAATGATAGATTAGGAGGTGAAAGAGTATGAACATTTTAGAAATGTTTCAAAAACGTTTGGAAGATTTTGAAAGTGTTACAAAAGCTGTTGAAGGTAAAGATAGTGATGAAACATTTGAATGGCAAGGGAAAACATATGAAGGTGTTGTAGACTGGGTAGAGAAATATTCTGGATATTCTCTTTATTTTTATCAAGATTGGGAATATCGGGCTTATCATTTAGCACTTCCAGGAACTGAAGAAACCAAAAATGAGTATATGCTATTTTTTGATGAAATAAGTAGGATAGACTATCATTATGGTGATGAAATAATTAGCATGCGATATTCTTCAACAAGTAAGGCTTCAGATATTCTTTATCATTTTTACTGGGCTGTTGCTTCATGGGCAGACTAAAAGGAGGTGAACAAAAATGGTGATAGATATAAAAGATGGTGATTGTGTAACAAATATTATCGAAAATTTTTTATTAAACATTTTACAAGAAGCCTATTATGATAATGAATTTAAACCTGGTTTAATTGGAACTATGGAATATGTTGATGAATTAGATGAAAAAAATTTGAAATTTTATGTTTTTGGTATGTTATTTAGGTATAGAATTGTTAATGCTTTAAATTTATACATAATTTTAAATAATGAAATATCTATAAAAGGGATTATGGATGCTTTAGTTGAAGTATTAGAACAAGCAAGAAATAAAAAATATGTTGATAAATATTCAATTAATTTGAATTCATTTGATATTACTATAAGTTATAATAAAGATGATTCTGAAGATATTATAGTTATAAAATTATAAAAGGAGGTGAAAGTATATGGAAAATAAGTTTTGGGCAGCGTTAATAAAAACACACTGGAATAGGTTAATAGAAGAATTGATGTTGATTGAAAAGTTAGCTTATCTTACTAGAGAGACTTGGTGGATAGCCATGGATTCTGAAGGTCATATTATACATTTTACAGGTACTATGCCTGATAATTTCCTTGATAAAACATTAGAAAATAAAGCTATCCTTATTACTAGCCGAGAATTTAAGCCCGAAAAACTTTTAACTTATGCATTGGAATATTATGAAAAAGAAGAGGAGGTGAAGTCTGACGAATAACGACTATAACAATCTTTGGAACTATGTTTTACTTTTCTTATTTATATTTCTCATGGTAATATCTTTCTACTGTATAACCTTTGGTAACGCTTATATATCTGTAACAAACATAGGCGTTGCTTTAGATACCTATCCCTACATAGAAAATCATTCAGTGTTTGAGATAGGGGCTAAGGACACCTTTTTCTTTCTTAACAATCATCTTTTCTTTGGCTATGACGCAAGTTATTTGAGCCCTATTTCAGTGTATCCTGAAACCTTCCCTTACTTTCCATTAGGATACGCTTCGTACGACTTCTATGTGGGGCTTCAGGGAGAGCGGTGGATAGTCACTGCTCTCCATAACTGTACACATCAATTTGTTTCGGCGTCTATGGAGCTGCCATGGCATGTGCCATGGCATGATGGTTCATTTAACTCTCTTATCTTCGAAATAATATTTTAACCAAATATTTACATCCTGTCTATTGACATGACAGCTTTTATATGATATAATAGTATTGTTAGGAGAGTGAAAGGTGTGAAAGACAACAAGGAATATTCAAAAGAATTAGATAATTTAAACATCCCATTAGATGACCTAATAAACATTCTTAACCATTATAAGTATATTATTGTTAAACAGCCGAAGTATAAGAAATACCATTCTTTGTATGATTTTGTAAGCATAGTTAGGGAGTGGAACAGCTATCATCCAAAAAAGGATACTAAAGAAAAGGAGGTGGCACATAATGAATGAAAATGATGAATATCTTATTTGGAGCGGGCAAGCGTTTATTCACAACGGGGAAATTGTTATTATCCCCGAGGATATAGAAGAATTAGTAAGCGACTGTTTTGGCGCAGACGCTTACTGGGCGGAGGATTTGATAATGGTAATGAGCCCCGACGGTGACCTTTGGTGGGGGACTCTAAAAGATTTAAGAAGGTTGTGGAAACGTAAATTTTATGAGGAAAGAGGGGGTTATTTATGAAAATGTTAATATGTTTAGAAGGCATTGATGGCGTAGGTAAAACTACACTTAGCCGAAAGCTATCTAATTATTTAGCTCATGAATGCTACACCACTAAAATCTTTGCATTTCCTTCAACAGACTTTGTTAAGCAATCAATAGCATTTTGTCTGAACAGGAACTATAGCTTTTCTCCAGCCAGTCTAGCTATGTTATTTGGGCTAGATATATACAACAGACAACACGACATTTCTTCGGCTATCCAATACTACGATGTAGTTCTTCTAGACCGCTATTTTTATTCTACATTGGCTTATCAGGGAGCAATGTTGAGAGCTGATGTGCCTACTACTGTTAACTTCATTAATGAACTTTCGGACTTTTTCCAAAGGTATATTCTTTATACACCAGAATTAACGTTGGTGTATATTAATTCACATTTAGAAAACTTTCATAAGTTTGATGGAGACTGGCAGCCAGACTTCTTTGAATCTCAGAAGGATATTCAGGCTGCTGCTCAAACGTTGTATACGACTATCTTACCAGCACTATATCCTGAAATAGAAGTTATAGATGTGGCTAATAAGACTCCAGATGAAGTCTTTAAAGCCACTGTAGATGTTATTAAAAGAATTTATCAAATATGTGAAAATAAGGAGAGTGAATAGAATATGGCAGATAGTAAGGTTAAAAAGTTTAAAATCCCATTGGTGATTAAAGACGTGCTAACCCAGTGGGTGTACTTAGAATACCCCGATACTAAATGGAACAAAGACGGGGTATATCGTGTTGAAGGAATCATTACTCCAAGCAATCCTATTGTTAAACAGGTAAGGGAGCAATTAATGCCGAAAGCTATGGAATATGTAAAGGAGGCTAATCCTAATGTAAAAAATATTATTCCTATAGAGCCTTTTACTGAATTAGACGATGGCTCTTATCAGATTAAAGCTAAGACTAACGCTATCTTTAGATTTACAGACTCTATGGGGCAGGAAAGGATAAAGGAAAACGTTGTTCGTGTTTTTGACCGCAATGTTAAGCCTTTATCAGCCTCAGAAATTCACAGAGGGGACACAGTAAACCTTCAAGTTACTGCAATTCCTTATTATATGCCCGCTTCAAAGGGTTATGGAATTAGCTTTCGATTAGACGCTGTCCAGCTAGTTAAAAAAGGCGATGGCTTAGACAGCGGAGTATTATTTGAAGCCATTGGTAGTCCTGAGATGGAATCATTAGATACAATGTTTGAAATGTTTCAAGGTGATTCTGAAGGAGACTTTTAATATCCTAAAGAGGGGGGATTTTAGTGGGGATGTCAGAGAAGAAAAAATATCAGTATTGGGGCTCAAAGCCACGCTATAAACGCTCAACTTTCGAAAAGAAGGTTGAGGCAGATTTGAAAGAAAGAGGAGTAAAAGCTCTTTATGAGCCCCGCAAATTCAACTATGTAAAGTTTACATCATATACACCAGATTTTGTATTACCTAATGGCATTGCATTGGAGGTGAAAGGCTGGTTTTTGCCAGAAGATAGAACAAAACTTAAGAATATAAAGTTGCTATACCCTACTTTAGACTTACGAATTATTTTTGCTTCAGACAACAAAATAAATAAGAACTCTGCTACAAGGTATAGTGACTGGTGCAAGAAAAATGGTTTCCTATATGCATTCAAGACTGTACCTCAGGAGTGGCTAGAAGAACCAGAAAAAGAATTTCCGCGAAGTATGACGCGTCATGAGCTTTTGAAACATTTTATAGAAAAATAGGTGGTTTCCGACGTTACCTCAGCGTAGGAGCCCCTAGGACTGTTTGCTTATGTCTTTCTGATAGATTACCTTAGTAGGTAGAGTAAAATAGATTCTAGGGGCAATGAGAGGGCATAGCATTGAGAAAAATAAAAGTAAAAATCAAAAAGCAAAATTTATTTGGATAGAAATATTTTAAAGGAGGAGTGAGAGATGGCAAAATTTTTAGGTAGGCATTTAATAGCTGGGCTATATGATTGTGACGAAGAAATACTAAACAACGTTACTGAAATTGAATACCAAATGACTAAAGCAGCTATTGAATGTGGGGCAACAATTGTAACATCCACCTTTCACCGTTTTTTA